GCAAATTTTAAACTGTAAGCGGTTACAGATATCTTTTTCTTAAAATTTTAAATTTTATAAAATAGTCAATGAGAACTCGGGTCTCACTGTACTATAATCATTTGGAAAAGTACCAGGTACTCCTGATTCCAAAAATTCTATTGATGGTAAAGTCATGGGCACTCCAAATCTTGTCTCATCTCCAAAAGCCATGTAAATACTACAAGAGCCAACTTCTTTTGTGTGTTCCAACATCTCGGGCAAATAAACTACAAGATAACCCAGAGCTTCTTCATCTCGGACCCAGGGATCAGATCCAAAATCATCAGCTGGTCCCTTATGTATTGATAAGCTCTTAAATAAAGTTGTAAAAGGAATCTCCAAAGTCATAGTTTTCTGAATCCCGGTTGTCCTTACTTCTGTTATCCATGTGGCGGTATCAGTTGTTGTTCTATTGTGAGCCAATATATATTGTGTCATTGCTCCCAAATTAGTTGTCGTTCCAGGAAAATTTCCTGGTGGTATGAAAAACACATCAATTGGCGTGGTAGTTTCTGGACACTCCACAACTATTTTGACTCTCAAAGGTCCCTTCCACAATCTATAGATGGCTGCAAAGTGTTGTAGTAAACCTCCTTGACCTGAATAAACCCCTAATGTATCAAAAGCCAACGTTTGAATGGGAAAAGAAAATGCTAATGCCTCTCCTCCAGCCTTGCGCGTTATAAAACGCACTAATTGATATTTCTTAAGCAAATTTTGAATAGACATCACATTGCAATCACTTCCGATAATATCATTTGTCTTGTTTTGCTCTGTTGGTGATAAAATCTCAGCTTTACCTGTGGTTTGTTGGACATCTACCATATCTGTTATCAATGGTTGTGCTGCTGATTGAGCTTTTAAAACAGATGGAGGTGGTGGTGTAAACCTCTTCACACACAAATTACTTGGTGAAAGGGTGTTAACTTGGTAATCCTGTCCACCTGCAATGTATGCATTAAAATGTATTGTTGTTGGTGTGTTGTTGGGACACACGAGATTATTCATTAAATAAAAGGTTACCATCCCCATGCTATTTACTTCAGACGAAACGTTGTCATTTGAGACATACAATTGATGATATTCTGATATAAATGGGATGTTAAATTCAAATTCATTGGATCCTTGATTTATTTCAAAAGCAACACCATATTGTGATGTAGCTTGTTTTAAATTGGACAATATATTAGTATACTGACCATAATGCACAGCCATAAAAATCTTACAAGTTTGTAGCGATGTAGCAATTGCCTGAATTTTAACAGTCAAACTTCCGTTCCAATAAGTAAAGGGAAGTGTTATATATTCTAACAGTGTAGGAACTATGGGTTCTGAATACTGGAACTTAGTGTATGTTATAGGTCTAATTGGAAAGCCTGCCAAATTTGATCCTATTATATCATTTACTGTTACATCGAAGGAGCCCATATATGTGAATCGCTTTTTAAGGTCATCAAATGTCATTTCATCATGTTCTGTTCCAAAAGTATCTCCTCTGGTAACAGCAACCTCCGAAGGCTCCAGAACCATTTTCCTCGCATATTCTATTCCACGAGTGTTGTTTAATTCTCCAACACTTTCTGCAAGAACTGGTGTTTCTATATGTGGATTGTTTGGTTTATCCAATAAATTCGTCGCAAAATTTACTGCTTCTCCTATTGGATCATTAACCAATTTCTTTGGTAAGATGCTCTTTATTATACTAGTCAGCGGACCAGCTAAGAAACCCAAAGCTTGAGCTTGTAAAGGTCTTCTAGGCACTTTAAATTCTGCATTTTTAATTTGGCCAAAAGTTGAAATGGTTACTTTAGAACTTGAATTAGCTGCTGCTTCCAAGGGATTAAAAACCACTAAATATAAATAACCTAAAGAACTAAGAATACTGTTACTATCAATCCCTTTTGTATTAATATACTCTCTTTGATAAGTAAATGAAACACTCATCGTTGCAGTTGTATTGGCATTTGGGAAAAGATCCACACTCTGGCACATTGAAAGAGCCCTAAAATTTGGTACTATATGTTGTGTGATTAAATTCTCTTGCGTCAAAGGTACCCAAACTGCCTTAACCATTCCTTGATGTAAAGGTGTTGCCACCACTTGAATATTTAATTCAATATCCCCTCTGAAGTACAAGAAAGTATCGAAAGGCACTGTCGTTATTTGGTTTTGCAAAAACTGAAATGGTAACTTATAAAAACCTAAAACCGTATGTGGGGCATCTGTTGTGGCCCAATCTATTGTTCCAAAGAAAGCTGGTCTTTCCAACATATTGGCAAGAGTCCATGATGGTTCTAAAATTGTATTTTCATATCTGTTGACACTATATTGTTGTTCTCTTTGAGATGAGGTGGTTGGTTCTCGTGTCATAATTTTAATACCAAACCCACTCATTGTATCTGTTGTCGTATTTTTGTTGTCTGTAGCGTAATTTTTAGTTTGTGCACCTGCCTCGCTAAACAGTTTCACATCTTTTGTCTTGTTTTGGAGGGTTTGCCTCAAGGATTCTAAACCTCCATTTGGATCATCGCGAGTTTTTGACATAACTCTTAGAACGTTATATCCAAATGATTCGGCATATAATTGGCGTTGATCAGCCAAGTATAAACCTTTTAGATAAATTTTATATAAGTACTCTTCACTCAGTGGAGTGTACCTGAAGCCAATTTCATTCAATGTATCTAAAAGATACATCATTTGTGTATTATACACTTTAAAGCCATGTAAGTAAAGTTCTCTCTGATAATTTTTAATTTTATCTATAGTAAGTTCGTTTGCTCTATACTGATCCGTCACAAAATTTAAAGATGCTTGCAACACCTCTATTTCTAGGGGAGCTGCCATTCCTAATTGCTCATGAAAGAAAAAATTTCTTTTTAAAAAAGTGCAATCTTGTGACAAAATATGACATTTTCCTTCTTTCCATTCTCCTTTATTTGCTGGAGTAAAATCTAAACCCATTAATAGAGCTTCCTTTTGCATTTGTAAGCCATCAAACCATTCATAACTAGAAGCTGTTAACTTGTCATCACCATAAACGGCATCATATACTCTATTAGAGTAAATTTCTGTAGTAGGTGTGAATTGTTCATGTTCAATGTGCAGACGATAAAATATATAAGCTCCGTACATCTTATTAATGAGAGAATTATATATAGCTGTCATTCCATGTCCTGAGGGCATCGAATGAGTTGTTAAATACATCTCTTCTGCTGTGACAGTTGGGGAACAATACATCGTAGTTAGAAGGTACTGCATCATATTTTGTTCATCTTCACTTTTTATGGTGAATTTCTTTTGGATTTCATCTGCCAATGCTATTTGAAACTGCGTTAGCATGGCTTTGTCCCATTTTGCCCAATCCCCAGCAACTACCATCTCTGATTTTTCAACCAAATCCAAAAATAAATCCTTCCAATCTGCACTAAAAGGATTTGTTCCTATCATTATACCAGTCCTTCTCCTTGAGTTCTTTTTCATTAATTTTCCTATCAAATCGCCCAAAAACTCACGTGTTAAATAAGTCAAATCAACTGGTGAAGCTTTAAAAAGTCTTGGTTTTTCAACTTTGTTTAAATTACGTAATTCATCCTTAAAACATTCCTTATACCATATATTAAAATCATATTTGTTATTTTTAACATTGTTCCAAATCTCACTTATCCTTTTATTTAATTTATTCCCGCCAGGAGTTTCTCTGATAGTCCCATTGTCATAATTAAAAATATCTTCTTTATCAAAACCAGTGAACAAATAACCACAAGATGATTCCTTATTTATTGGATTGAGAATTTCATTCCCTTTAATAACTTCATATTTATCTAGCTTAGAAAAATACGGTATCAAAGTTGATACATATTCGGTGGCGAACTTCAATGCTCTTGAATCTACGCTCTTGACTGGTTGGTAAGCTGCACTGGATAGTTTCTTTGCAGTTTCATTGAAAGATCCCAATGCATTGAAAACAGCAGGTTCTCTAGTAACATCAAACACTTTACCATATAAGGGACTTGGAGTGTATCTACTTGAACTGTTCATATTGCTTGTGGATTTCAGATCAAGCAAAACCCTCGATCTCATTTCACTTCCCTGTTCTTTCTTAAGTTCAAAACTCATTTCTTGACCTTGTTTTAAAAAATTATTTATTTTTTCCACACCAGTTCGGGAAAAAACTTTAGCAATGCCAGTTTCATCTTCTTCATATCCAGTTACATGCATACCTAACAAAATCCCTTCTGAAGCAACTATCAATGAGCCACACAATCCATACCCTTGGAATTTGTTGTACATTATATCACTCTCAACAATATCTCTTTTAATTCCAACTAACGATATATAAGTTGTCTGAAAATCAGTTCTTTGGACTTTATTTCCTAACTCAAAAGTTCCTAAAGGTGTCAATATATGATAATCACTTAGTCCTTGTAAATTTTGCTTACTTTTGAAACCATCAAATTTAGGATGTAAATTAGGTAAATACTTGTTTTTGAATTTCATTAAAACCCAATCTTCATTAATGTTTCTCTCAATTTCCATAATTTCTTGCTTGTCGTAAATAATCGTGTTGTAATCTCTATAGACAGTGGCAAACACTGGGTAATCATTATCCATCTTATCCAATAAATGACCAGGACCTAAAATATAATGCCCTGATATAAACACTACCGCAAATAAAGTCCTATCCACACCTTCAGCGTTCAAATCAACTTGCATGACCCTAACATGTTTATTACAAACTCCTGTCCAATATTGAGAGACTTGGTCTCCGCCTTGAGTTACTTTTTCTGCAAAATAAGTGAATAAACCTTGTATATTGCCAGTTTGTGCAGTTAATTGTGCAAGCGTTCTTTTCTTTTTCGGGTTTTTAATCATAAAATCAGTGCTTGCGTGTACACCATTAGTAGGTGTCACTTTATGCGCCATGTTGCCTATTTTGTTTTCAAAAACGCTCAAATTGTCTTTACGTACTGAATAAGAAGCACTAGGAGTGTCAACATAAACAAACATATCTTCCAATTCTTTACCTGTCCAAGATAATATCTTGTAATAAATGCCTTTTCTTCTCAAATCTGCCAATTTCTCGCTTTCTAAACTTCCTACCGTGAAGGGTTTCATTCCTTCAGGTTGTATAATCATATAACCATTTGGGTATTGTTTTCTAAGAATTTTCCAGAAAACTGTCACACAAATAGTACACAACGTACCTAGCCATATCTCTGACATATATTTAGAGAAAAAATCTGTAATTTTATCAGTTTTATCTTTATGCTTATCTAATATATTCTTTCTAATCCATGATTTCATATCCTTAATATTATCTGGTATTGCATCTACGAATTCCTTGATATCCTTCACCACATCTAGTGCAGGGTCAACAAAACGTTTATAAGAAAAACGAGGTTGCTCATTATCTTCGAAACAATCAAAATAAACCTCTTCCTCATTGCTCTCATACCTTATACCAACTTCTGCATTCAATGATCCAAAATCAAAATTAGATGGAGCTTGGGAAAATATTTTCTTTTTAAATGCAATTTTATTTTTAATTTTGCCAAATATCCACTCTATAATCTTCCCATGTTGTACAGATCCTATTTCGGCGTGTCCTTCTATATTCAAAATTTCTTGTTTGCGCCACATTTTTTCCAAAATGTCATATTTTTCGTACTCAAGAAAACCCGAGTAAAAACCTCCTTCGAACTTAACGCCTGCCATATTAATCCTATCTATTCTACGATACACTGCTCCTACTTCTCTAATAGGATCACTCTGAGTTAAATTAAGCATAATGTTGTTTGTGGTTCCTAACATCAGATCAGAGGTGAAAAATTTTGTTCCTTTGGCGTTAACCTCAGCTGCATCCAAAGGGAATTTAATTGTGGAAACCATATTAATAATATTTCCCCATTGTGCGTTTCCTTTTTGACCTATATCATCCATCACAAAAATATCCTCACCATTATACAAATCATAAAAATCCTTCCCTTCACTTGGTGATGAATGTGTGTAAATTGTATGGTAGGGTTCTAACACTTTAATCAAATCTCTCATTAGTGTTGATTTTCCACATCCTGGAGGTCCATCAAAACAGAAAAATATAGGTTCCTTTCTTGTTGTTTGGTCGTAATCTTTGCTCTTTTTACTTAAACTTTGAAATGAAAGAATAGTTTCCTTTAAGCCCTGAGGCAATCCATCTTTTATATCGTGTATATCCACTAACCATTCATCAACTTTTTCTTTCAATTTTTCTACTTCTATTCTAAATTCAGTTTGTCCTATAACTCTATTATCTTTCGTATATTTGACTAACAAGAAACGCATAGCTTTTTTCATAACCGAAGTTTTAGTGAATGGAAAAATTGTGCTTAACTTCTGTACAAATTGAACCACTACAATAGGGGCTCCAACAAATTTAAGAATTACAACAGGTAGATCCAATATCCATCCAATAAGATCATAACACCAAGTGGTGTCATCCAATAATTTAAAGCTAGTTAAAATCGGTATATCCTTAAAAATCTTAAGAAACCGAGCAGGAAGAAAACTAACTAAAAAAGCAGATATAGCTAGTTGTTCTATACTACCCGATTCCGCAGCCAATTGGCGAGCATGTTGAAAAGCATTTAAAATCTCATCCAATTTTTCCTTTAGAAAAGGAAAATAATGTATCAAATACTTAAGCACTTTAGTAATAATAACGATTATTCTTATTATAGCCATTATTGGTGTTGAACCTATCAAAGCCTCAATTGTATCTATTAAGCCAACAACGTCTGCAATCATATCTAAAGTCGTGAAAGCACCATCAAAGCGCATTTTAGCAGCATTTGATATGTCTTTCATATTCGACATAACTTTTTCTAAATTTCCTAACACGTTATTGCTCTTTTTAGCTGTTTCTCTTAAATTATCCATTGTTTCTTGACTCGTGTCTAACAATTTATGGCCTTTGTTCAATGCCATGCAAAAATCAGTTGTTAAACTTCCTGTAATATTGTCAACCTTACCTAAAAGATCATCAGCTTTATCCATAACATCCATAGCTCTTTTCCTTTCAGAATCAAAAACTTGAGCGCTCAACTTCTTTTCAAATATCAAACTGTCCCATATTCTAAACTTAACTATCTTATTTAAAGTTTCTCTACCAATACTACCTTCTCCCGCAAAATGCAAGAAATAATTGTCAATCCATTTTGTATTCTTTTTATCATTTAATCCTGTATAATGTTCTTTTGGAATACGTTGTATTTTAATTCTTATTTTATCAATTGCCTTAATTCTAAAGTAAATGTTAACTGTGCTTTTCATTACAAATTTAGTTTTATTCAAATATCTACTATCCTTACTTATTAATTCTCTTATTATACTAATCTCTTCAAAAGACCCACAAAATCTAGGTCCAGGATTCTTCTCTATCACATAATCCTTATCCTCGTAAATCTTTACGTCGGGGTTCATGCCAGCCTCTATCAAAAGACGGGCATGTCTGTGTCTTCCATTACCATACACATATCCTCCCTTGTTTGTTTTTCGCAAAACAATAGGAGGTCTAATTTCATTTCTATCTTTCATCATGTCATCCAATCTATTTAAAGGTAAAAGTTCATCATCTTTTAAAATAAAACTTCCATCTTCATCCCAGTATTGGTTATAAGGCATAGAACCTTCCTTATAAAATTTATTAACTGCTCGGAACACAGTTACATCTAAAATTATCTCATTAAGAGATAAAGTGTTTGCTGGCGGGCAAACTTGTCCATTAATCATATCAATTTCGGTCATTTTTCGTAAATTTTCGTTTAAAAAATTCATGTTGAATTGGGTTTCCACGTATGTCGTGAGGGTCTACTAATATACTATATTGTACGTGATGTGGGTTCGTGTTGCTTCTAAAATCTTACATAATAAATTTCCTGCTACTGAGTGTATCTCCGCCAAGAGTAACTCAATAGCATTACCTTCATTTATTATATTTCATTTAGCAAGTCTCTACCACACCAGGCTCGTACAATAAGCGAGAGATCATTTAAGTCCGTCGCTTGTCATAATTAGCGCTTATCCTTATACATGGAGGGGAGCCCTGTTCTTTACCAAAAAGAACAAGTCAAGTCCACAATACCCTTAGGTATTGTGCAACCAAGAAAAACAATGTGTAAGGGGACGATACCCGTCTACACAAAGGGTTGTACATTTTAAATCCTGCAAATAGGATTTCTAATTATTTTAAATTCCTAGAAAGAATTGGAAAAGCACCTAATAATTTAGGCTGTATTGGGCATTACTCCAACCATCAGATTTCCACTGTATTTTAAATCAAATCATTAAACATTCTTAACAAATGAGTGCAAGCTCACATTTAAAATGTGACTATTTTTCAATGCCTGTTTTTGGAAAAAACCTCTCTATTTAAAGGTCTTCATTCGATAACAATTATCACAACATATCACTATCATCGCTCTCCAAAGAGAGAAACGCGTTGCATATAATCTAATTATCTTAACATATCACTATCATCTTTCTGCGAACAGAAAAACGCGTTAAGTATAACTTCAATCGGATAAAAACCCC